GCCGGAAGCGCTAGTAGTGCTGCTGCAACATTACAGCAAGTGGAAGAGAAACTTGCGGATGGCGAGCTTAAAGGCGACGCTGCAACTATAACTATTGGTGATGTCGTTGGCTTAGATGCCGGAGCAACTCCGACGGTTACGAATTCCGGCACGGCGAATGACGCGGTTTTGAATTTTGGCATTCCATCAGCAAGCGCTATTGATCTAGCGATAAACGGTCTTTTCCGTCTTCCTAGGACAGGAAAAGTTTATACTACAAAAATGCCAAAATTTGCTTCAAATCAGACTACGATTGGGGAGAAACTTGACGACAACGAAGGACTTGTTTGTGAAACAAGTACAGATACGGTAGAAGGTCAAGACGATTATGCTGATATTCCATTGTTTAGATGGTATCGGTGTAATTATGTTCGGGATGAATTTGGACATGCTCGACCTACGGCTATTGAATTTATTACCGATGGATTTACTACCACAGGAGCAGTAGACGTTGGAACGATTCAAATGACTCCATACATCAAGTATGATGATAGCAATAGTGAATACGATATTTTGAGTATCACGGATAGCCCTCGGGAAGGTTTCCTTCCTTGGTGTACCGCGGTTAGTAACGGGATTGCATATCCATATGTGATTCATTCAACATATTTTAGCGGAATCGCCAGTGATGGTTTACTTCGCTCTCAGCCTGGGCTCATTCCTGCTCGTAAGCAATCGTATACAAATATGATTACGAATTATGGAACGAAAGGTTCTGGGTATTTTGGGGCGGCTCAGGAGAGAAATACATGGCAAATTGTTTTTACATGGATTAAATATGCAAGAAAATCTAGCCAAGATGTATTTCAAGGTTGCACTTCATATAATATTCAATATTCTGCGGCTGTGGAACGTTCCGAAGTCGATACATATTTCCCGTTGACGAGTTCTCAAGCAGCAAACATAATTGTCGGCAGCTATGTTTCGGTTGGATATGGAAATGAGTCGGATTCAATCGATCGCGGTCTTGACACAATGCATGAATATGCTGATGAAGCTAAAGTCCTTCGAATAGAAGACATGGACGATGGAAATAAAGCTGTTTATTTAGATTGTGATCCTTTCACGACTTCTCAACATGAATATTCTAGCGGGAAAGTTGTTCCGATTACAGTTAGTTCTATGCATTGGGTTTCTGGAATGACGGATAATGTAAAAGATCATCATGATGGTCAAATTGTAAATAATGGTAAGTATCCATACAGAATTCAAGGATGCGAATACGCAGTTGGTGGCTATTTTATACCTTCGGATACAGTCATGGTGGTCTTAGAAAATAACGTAAAAAGGGTTTATGCTACAAAATCGTTAGACGCGGAAAGAAAGATTGATCTAAATGATATCCTTGATGGGTATGATTATCTAGGCGATGTTTACACTTATGATTTAGAAGATGCAGCCAACCAGGATTATTGGATTGGTGATATAAAGTTTAATAGCGAACATTGCATTACTTATCCTTGTTCTCTTGGTAGCGGAAGCAATACTGGTGTAGGTGATAGAGTTTACGCTAGCGGTGCTATTTCGAATAATTCGATGAGAGAAGTTTTGTTAAGCGGTGCTCTCTGGAATGGCTCGGATGCTGGTTCGTCTTGTCTGGTTTGCTGGGGCGGCTTGGCGGGCGCGTACTGGTACTGCTTGGCCGCCGATTGAACCTTCTTTTAATTGGGTCGAATTCAAAGATGCTTTTAGAAGCTAGTAAAAGAATTGTTGAATTTATAGATAAAACGTTGGGTCTAACTGCGAAGCCGTTTTGGAGTGTAACAAAACTGGATGATAAACGTTTTATCGACATTATGGGTTTTAGAATATATAAAACTCATATCACAATTAGAAGAAGGTTATTTTTACGGATACGAAGAGCCTATAAGCGAGCACGAAAATATCGTAATAGTGTTCGCCTAGCTCGAAAATGCAACAGTTATAAAGGTCATATACTGCACACCGATAGCCTAAAGTTTGCTAAACGATATCATGTATATGACAGTGCTCGACGAGCTAGGAGGTTGATAAGTAATGCGAGCAAGATTCGACAAAGAGCAGCCTAATGTTTCGGTAACATATCAGGATGGCAAAGTCTATATTTTCATTTGTCAAAATGGAGATTGGAATTTAGATTTAGAAACATCGGAGGCTTATTGGGAATGTGATTATAAACAGATCGTCACCACTTCTGATAAAATCGATGTTTCCGATGTGCAAGCTAATCCGTCGAAATACATGAATTGGACGGAACCGAAAGAAAAAACTGAGGCCGAACGAATTACGGAACTAGAAAGCGCAAATGACATGCTGACACAATGCATTCTTGAACTTTCTAGTATCGTATACGAATAAAATAGGAGGTAAGATTTATGATTGCAATGCTTTGGGCACAGCAGATTATGCTCAGTAAGAAAACCTTTGAGGATGTTCCTCGTCTTTTGAAGGATCGAGTTAAAGAAATTCTGATCGAAAGCGGGTTCGAAAATTTGGCCACTGAGTAATACAAATGTCTCTATCAAACACTGCCACTCCAAAGTATTATGGACGCTTCCGAGATGCAGTCATTCGTGGTGAAATTCCCGTAAACAAAGAAGTAGCGATGGAGATGGATCGTATTGATTCGCTTATTGCTAACCCTGGTGTATGGTGCGATAACGATGCAGTCGAGGGTTTTATTGCGTTTTGCGAAAACGAAATGACCCTTACTGATGGTTCCGACGTTCGGATGCTTGACACGTTTAAGCTCTGGGCGGAACAAATATTTTGCTGGTACTACTACGTTACCAGAAGTGTTTGGGAACCATATGAAGATCGTCCTGGTGGGAGATTCGTTACTAAGCGAATTAAAAAGCGCCTAATAACGAAGCAGTATCTGATCGTTGCTCGAAGTGCAGCAAAGAGTTTGTATGAAACTTTCTTGCAAGCATACTTCTTGACCGTCGATACATCTACCACCAACCAGATCACAACTGCTCCGACCATGCGTCAGGCGGAAGAGGTTACTACCGCATTCGCCACAGCCATTGCACGATCGAAAGGACCGTTGTTCAAGTTTCTTACGGCCGGTAGCCTGCAGAATACTACGGGCAATGTAGCTGACCGTAAGAAGCTTGCTTCAACGAAGAAAGGCATTCAGAATTTTCTGACGAATAGTATCCTCGAGATTCGCCCGATGTCGATTGATAAGCTTCAGGGCTTACGTGTTAAGTGCTCGACAATCGACGAGTGGCTCTCTTGTGAGATTCGTGAAGATCCTATTGCCGCTATTGAGCAAGGTGCGGCTAAAGTTGACGACTACTTGATTGTGGCTGTTAGCTCGGAAGGTACAATCCGTAATGGTATTGGTGATACAATCAAAATGGAATTGATGAGCATCTTAAAAGGTGATTACGTCAATCCCCATGTATCGATCTTCTACTACAAGCTCGACTCGATTGAAGAAGTCAACAAACCGGAAACCTGGCTCAAAGCAAATCCGAATTTGGGAAAGACCGTAACGTACGAGACATATCAGCTAGACGTAGAACGTGCCGAGAAAGCTCCGGCTACGCGCAACGAGATCCTTGCAAAACGTTTTGGTATCCCTCTCGAAGGTTATACCTACTTCTTCCCGTACGATGAAACGTTGCCGCATCCGCATAGAGACTTTTGGCGCATGCCTTGTTCTATGGGGTGTGATCTTTCGCAAGGTGATGACTTTTGCGCATTTACGTTCTTATTCCCTCTTCCCGGCGGGGCTTTTGGCATTAAGACTAGAAACTACATTAGTGAATTTACTTTGTCCAAACTGCCGGAAGCCATGCGACGTAAATACGAGCAGTTTATGCAAGAGGGGACTCTAGCCGTTATGTCTGGTACGGTTCTCGATATGATGCAAGTGTATGACGACCTCGATAACTTTATCGCCGAATCTAATTACGATGTTCGTTGTGTTGGATATGACCCATATAACGCCAAGGATTTCATTGAGCGTTGGGGCCGTGAAAACGGAGAGTACGGTATTGAGAAAGTTATACAGGGATCGCGTACTGAAAGTGTTCCTCTTGGCGAGCTTAAGAAATTGTCGCAGCAGCGAAAGCTACTATTCGACGAAGCCCTTATGCAATTCGCCATGGGCAACTGTGTTGTAGTCGAGGACACTAACGGTAACCGAAAACTTTTGAAGATTCGATACGATCAGAAGATTGATGCTGTTGCGGCTATGATGGATGCATACGTTGCTTGGAAGCTCAATCGAGAGATGTTCGAATAAATCAAAATGGAGTAAGCTATGTGGAGTTACAATAACGAACTCTATCACTGGGGTATCAAAGGCATGAAATGGGGAGTTCGTAGGTACCAGAACAAGGATGGTACCTTGACTCCCGCTGGTAAGATTCGATATGCGGAAGTGAGCGATAAAAAGATTCGTACTAATAGCGATGGTTCGTCTACGATTCCGAAAGGTTTTGTCTTTAACCGTGTCGGTAAACAGAGCATTGATGTAAACGACTCTGGTGCACTTTATGTGTCATATGGCAAGGAAGATGCAGCCAGATACGTTAAGAATCTTGGCCCCACGCTGATTGGTAATCTGTTCGGAACATCTGCTCACTATGTTCAGCATATATCGGTAAACAACGATTTAAAGATGCCTTCGGACGATCAAACCGTATCGCTAACGATTAAAGCTGTCAAGAACAATAAAGACGTTCGTGGTAGTTTTAAAGAAAGCATATATTCTATGACGGCAAGTGATGATCCTTTTGGAGAAATTACGGATAAGGACATTGATAGAGCTTTGTCAAATCCTAAATCCAAAGAAGCAGTTAAACTTGCTTACTCTGTGAATAGCATGCTAGGCGATCCTAATTATGCTTCTGAATCTAAGAAGATTTATGACATTTTTAGGGAGTACGGTTATGATGCGATTCCCGACATTCACGATCGTCTCAGTGGAACGTCCGAAACAGCTCTAATTGTAATCAACCCCAATAAGCTTAAAGTTACATCTTCTCAATAAATAACGAAAGATGTTCGTAAGGCTGCTAAGGAGTATGTAAAGCAGTTAGAGAAACTCAAAGCGAGTGAACTTGTGTCATAAGGAGATTTTGTGATGTGGCAATATAACGATCCGAATGCTCTTATGCATTACGGCATCAAGGGTATGAAATGGGGCGTTCGTAGGTATCAGAATGAAGATGGAACGCTTACTTCTTCTGGTAGGAAACGCTATGATGATTCTACCCCCGTTGTAAAAGAATCTAGTGCAAAGCGTTCCAAATCGAAAAGCACTGCCAAAAAGACCGAAGACGATTTGAAGCGCAGAAGAGCAAATATTGCACAAACCGATAAAATTATGTACGGCAGCAAACTTGCGTCTGCTGTACTAAAAACTATCGGCCAGCAAACGTACAATAACTATGCCAATAACGCAACTAATGCCCAGGTGAATATCGTAAAAGGCAGCTCGTATGCTTCCGATGTACTTAATGCGATCGGAGACATGGCGTGGATTTCTTCTGCTGCTCAGAGAGCTGATTATAATAATCGTTTTTGGAAGCAGTTTGACTGATCGGAGGAAATTCATGCATAACGAACTCTATCACTGGGGCATTAAGGGTATGAAATGGGGAGTTCGTAGGTATCAGAATGAAGATGGTACCTTGACTCTTGCTGGTAGAAGAAGATACGGGGAAACTCATTCCAGAACTTTAAGAACTGGTACCGAGGTGCAAAATATTTCTCGAAGACGTTTAGAATCTGGCGGTAAAAAGTCCAATCGTTTATATGCTTCATATACTGATTACGATAAATCTACGTATGAAGACATGATGGGAAATTTTCAGTATGACGGCCACGGGTATAAGAATACATTTGTCGTGAAAAAAGATATTAAGATCGCTTCTGAACAGGATGTTGCCAATACATTTGCTCAAATGTTTAAGGAAAATCCGGAGGCCATATCTAACGTCATGGCAAAAGCTTATAACGCTGTAAATGTTCCGTTGTTCTTCAAGAAAAACGGCTCTTATTACAGAAAAAAACTCTCAGAACTTTCGAAAGATCCTAGTTCTGAGAAAAGTATTAAGCTCGGAAGAGAATTCATTCAATTAGTTCCGATGAGTACCAAAACCTCTGATGCCGCTAACGATTTTTACACCAGAATGGTAAAACAAGGGTTTGATGCTGTATTGGATACCAATGATGCGTATGGTTTAGCTAGCACCCAAGATCCATTAATCATATTTAATATGGAAAAGTTGGGAAATGTCAAAAGCGTAAAGTTGACAAAAGATGATCTCGATTCTATATGGGAGTATACTAGTTCAAAAGCATATAAGCAAAAGAAAAAGAATGTTTCTCAAATTGCTCATACGGCTTCGACCAGTTATCGTGATGGAGAGCATATGAGACAGAATGAACTCTATCACTGGGGCATTAAGGGTATGAAATGGGGTGTCAGACGCTATCAAAACAAGGATGGCAGTTTGACTCCTGCGGGTAAGAAACGCTATTCGCAGAATGCTTCCCCCTCAGAAGATTATGTTCGTGCGCATACGAAAAAACCGATTTCGCAGATGTCGGATCAGGAGCTTCGTACTGTGAACAATCGTCTTCAGATGGAGAACCAGTATCGCCAGCTTACGACTTCCCCTAGCAAGATGCAAAAGGCCATGAAAAAAGTTGCGGCTGTTACTGCAGCACTTGGCACTCTTGGCGGTCTTGCTGCTGCGATGGAGAAGGCTCCTGGTAATATTGACAAGATCATCAATAATGGTCAGAAGATGGCTGAGAAGTTTTCCGAAATGGTTTTCTCTCCTTACGATGAGAAATGGCTCTACTAAGGAGGAAAAATCAAAATGGAAATTAACATTGGTTCTCGCGTGAAGCGGGCCTGGAATGCGTTTCTCAACCGAGATCCTCCCAGTGACAAAAACTATTCGTACTATGGTGGCTATAGCTACAGACCTTTCTATGACCGCAAAGGTCGTGCTGTAGATAAGACTATTATCACTGCAATTCTTAGTCGTATTGCAGTTGACGCTAGCTCCATTACCATTCAACATGTAAAGCTTGACGAAAATGGTCGCTACGACGAAACCATTAATTCGGATCTCAATGCCTGCTTTAATCTGTCGGCCAATATCGATCAAACTGGTCGAGCCTTCATTCAGGATATTGTTCTCAGTATGCTTGAAGAGGGTGTTGTGGCGGTTGTCCCCGTAGATACGGATCTCAACCCCATGACGACAGATTCTTACAAGATCTACTCGATGCGAGTAGGAACGATTATGGAATGGTTTCCAAAGCACGTTCGCGTTAGGCTTTACAACGATCGTACTGGTGAAAAAGAAGAAATCACCTTGCCCAAGCGAATGGTAGCCATAGTCACGAATCCTTTCTATGCGGTCATGAACGAGCCTAACGGAACAATGCAGCGGCTTATTCGTAAACTGAATTTGCTTGATGCAGTGGACGAGCAGTCTAGTTCCGGAAAGCTTGACCTGATTATTCAGCTTCCCTATGTGATCAAGAACGATCTTCGTAGGCAGCAGGCTGAAGAGCGCCGAAAGCAAATCGAGGATCAGCTCACGGGGTCCAAATATGGTATCGCCTATACGGATGGTACCGAACGGATCACCCAGTTGAATAGAAGCCTTGATAATAACCTTTTGGCACAGGTCGAATACCTTACCAATATGGCGTATTCTCAGCTTACCATTACACAAGAAATTATGAATGGCACTGCTGACGAAACAGCAATGACCAATTACTATAGTCGCACGATCGAACCTATCGTTTCGGCTATTGTCGATGAATTCAAGAGGAAATTTCTTACGAAAACGGCTCGCTCACAGAACCAGTCCATTGTGTTCTTCCGCGATCCGTTCAAGCTTGTTCCTATTGGCACTGTTGCCGATATGGCGGATAAGTTCACTCGTAACGAGATTATGTCTTCTAACGAGTTCAGACAGGTAATTGGTCTGAAACCCTCCAAAGATCCTGCTGCTGATGAACTGCGTAACAAGAATCTTAACCAGACTCCTGGCCAAGAAGAAGCCATGGCAGCTGGTAAGGAAGCAGTGAAGTCGGAGTTGGATGAAACTAACGAGGAAGGAGGCCAAGAAAATCAAAATGGTTAAAACCAACGATGTCAGCGAAACCAATTACGATTTCGCTGGGTGGGCCACTCGCAACGACATCAAATGCGCCGATGGTAGGACCATTCGCAAAGACGCATTCAAGGATTGCGATGGCAAAATCGTCCCGATCGTCTGGAATCATAACCATGACGGTCCGGAGTATGTTCTGGGTCATGGCCTGCTGCGGAACTGTCCGGAAGGAGTTCGGGTCTACGGCAAGCTTAACAATACATCTAGTGGCGAGACTGCCAGGGATTGCATAATGAGCGGAGACATCAACGGCCTGAGCATTTATGCAAATCAGCTGAAGCAGACTAAGACCAGGGATGTGTTGCATGGCAATATTCGCGAAGTCAGTCTTGTTCTGGCAGGAGCCAATCCCGGAGCATTCATCGATGATATTGTCATTCACAGCGATGATAACGACGATGGCTACGATAACGGTGAGGCGTTTATATTCAGCGAAGGCCTCGAGCTCTTCCACGCCGAACCCGAACCGGATAAGACTACCAAGAGTAAGGAGGAATCCCCTATGGCTGAAGATAATACCAAGAAGACCACTACCACTAAGCCCAGCAGTGAGAAAACTGTGGGCGATGTATTCGACGAGCTGACTGATGAGCAGAAGCAGGTTGTTTATGCCATCATCGGCCAGGCTCTGAGTGACAAAGACGAGGAGGATACTGAGGTGTCTCACAACGTGTTCGAAAACGATACCCCTGACACCAGCCTGAAGCACAGCATCTCCAATGAGGACATTCAGGCTGCCATTTCCGATGCCAAGCGCTATGGCTCCATGCGTGATTCGTTCCTGGCGCATGGCATCGATGATATCGAGTGGCTGTTCCCCGAGGACCGTACTCTGGATACTCCCCCGCGGATCATCGACAATGATCAGAGCTGGGTTTCCACTGTCATGAACGGCGTCCACCATGTTCCCTTCAGCCGCTTCAAGTCCATGTTCGCCGACCTGACCGAGGATGACGCTCGGGCCAAGGGTTACATCAAGGGCAACTTCAAGAAGGAGCAGGTCTTCAGTCTGCTGAAGCGTTCTACTGCTCCCACCACCGTGTACAAGAAGCAGCGGATGGACCGCGATGACATCGTTGACATCACCAGCTTCGATGTTGTGGCCTGGCTGAAGCAGGAGATGCGCACCAAGCTGAATGAGGAGATGGCCCGTGCGATTCTGATCGGCGACGGCCGCCTGGCATCCAGCGATGACAAGATCAATGAGGGCTGCATTCGTCCCATCTACAACGATGATGACCTGTTCACCATCAAGTGCCAGGTTGCCGTCAAAAGTGCTGATGATGCCGACACCCGTACCAAGGCGGCCATCCGGGCCATCATCAAGTCTCGTAAGGACTACAAGGGCTCGGGCAATCCCACCTTCTTCACTACCGAGGATATGCTGACCGACATGCTTCTGCTGGAGGACGAGATTGGCCATCCGCTGTACGCTGATGAGACTGCTCTGGCCCGCAAGCTGCGTGTGTCCCGCATCGTTACCGTTCCCCAGATGGAGAACGTCAATGGCCCCAAGGGCGGCGCCTTTGTCGGTCTTATCGTCAACCTGGCTGACTACACCGTTGGCGCTGATAAGGGTGGTGCGGTCAACACCTTCGAAGACTTCGACATCAACTACAACCAGCAGGTTTACCTGATCGAGACCCGTTGCTCCGGTGCTCTGACCGTTCCCTTCAGCGCCATCTCGGTCGAGTACAACGTCACTGCCTAAGAGATAGGAGGTACTAATCATGTCTACTGACGTTATTAAGTCCGCTCCCCGCCCTGTGGTGCCTGAGTCCATCTACGAGAAGGCCAAGGATTTCCACGTCCGCAAGTACATCATGTATGGTCACACCGACGGCAAGCTGTACGCTACTGCGGATCACAGGACCGTGGTCGCGAAGGCCGAGGATGTGTTCAACGCTGCTCTGTATGGCACCCTGGTTATCTTCGACGGCACCAACTACCTGACTCCGGTATCCTTCACCGTGTCTGGCTTTAAGACCGTTGACGGCGAGGCCACTACTGCCGGCAAGACCTGGACCGTTGCGACTGAGCCTGCTGCCGATATCTAACCAAATCAAAATGGAGGAAAAGTCATGAGTAAATGGGCAGGGGCGCTCGGGTTTGCGGAAACCAAAGAGACAGCCCCCAGTGTGTATGAGGAGGTAATCACGGAACGGCAGTATTATGGTGATGTCCTCAAGAACAATCGCCGCATTAATTCTCCTGATAAGGTGAATAGCGATATTTCCGTTTCTAATTCCATTAGCATTGTTGCGGACCCGTATGCTCAGAATCACTTTTACTCCATCAGATACGCGACCTTCTGTGGTGCAAAGTGGAAAGTTACGGACGTGACTGTCGAATATCCTAGATTAACTCTTAGCCTGGGGGAATTGTGGAATGGACAAACGGCTTGAACTCGATGCTTTGCTCCGCAAGGTCATGAAGGACGTCTCGGGGGTTGAGAATGTATATTTTCAGCCGCCCGAGAACCTTCTTCTTAAGTATCCTGCCATCGTCTATAGCAGAAGCGATATTCGTAATCGCCCTGCCGATGATATGGTTTATTCGCAATTTACGTTTTACGACTTAACTGTGATTGACAAGAATCCCGACTCACTCCTGGTTTATGCCGTTGCATCGCTTCCTCGGTGCAAGTTTGGGCGGCATTACAAGTCTGACAATCTCAATCACGACACTTTCACGATCTTCATATAAGGAGGTAATTAAATGGCTGCTCTTACCTGGGACGGGACCGGTACTCGGTTCTATGAGATGGGCACTAAGAAAGGTGTCCTGTACCCCTATAACACCGAACAGAACAAGTACGGCAACGGTGTGGCTTGGAACGGTCTGACTGCCGTCACTGAGTCTCCTTCTGGCGCTGAGGCTACTGATCTGTGGGCTGACGACATCAAGTACGGCAGCATGCGTTCTGCGGAGGACTATGGCTTCACCATTGAGGCCTATACCTATCCTGAGGAGTTTGGTCCTTGCGACGGTTCCGCTGAGGCAAAGCCTGGCGTCTTCATCGGTCAGCAGCCTCGCACTATGTTCGGCTTCTCCTGGGTTACCACTCAGGGCAATGACGTCAATCCCAACAACGCTGGCTACAAGCTGCATCTGGTTTGGGGTGCTACTGCTTCTCCCTCCGAGAAGGCCTACACCACCATCAACGACAGTCCCGATGCTATCACCTTCAGCTGGGAGTGCGAGACCAACCCTGTCGCTGTTACCGGCCACAACCCGACCGCCGTCATGACCATCGACTCCCTCAAGGCTGATCCTACTAAGCTGGCTGCGCTGGAAAAAAAGCTGTATGGTAGTAGCGAACCGGACGCCCAGCCCACTCTGCCCAGCCCCGACGAGGTCATCGCCATGTTCAACGAGGAGTAATCCTCGGTAAATCAAAATGGAATTTCCGATCGGAGTTCCCAAGTAAGTTGTTCGTGGGGCCGTCTTTGCGTTGTGTGAAGGCGGCCTCTATTTTATTAAAGAAAAGGAGAATTTCCTATGATTAAGAAAACCATCACTTACGAAGACTACGATGGCAACACTCGTACTCAGGATTTCTGGTTCAATCTGTCCCAGCGTGAGATTGCTCGGATGGAAGTTTCGACTCCCGGCGGTTTCGAGGCCATGGTCAAGCGCATCATTGACGCGAAGAGCCAGGTTCAGCTCATCGACCTGTTTGAGAACCTCATCCACATGAGCTATGGTGTCAAGAGCGCCGACGGCGTGCACTTCATCAAGAACGAAGAGGTGTGGCAGGAATTCGCTTCCACCAATGCCTACAACGATCTGTACATGGAGCTCATTACCGACAGCGCCAAGGCTTCTGAGTTCTTCAATGGCATCATGCAGAAGCCGTCCAAGAAGGAACCTCTGAGCGTTGCCCCTGCAGCCCAGTAATACAAGAACGCTAAGGGAGGCTTCGTATGTTGGAGATTGTTATCCCTGGCACGGATGGTTGGGACGACGAAAAAGAAATGTTCGTCGAATTGGAACCACCCGTAAAGATTAAGCTCGAACATTCTTTGCTGTCCTTAGCTAAATGGGAAGAAAAATGGCACAAACCTTTGCTGTCTAACCTCAAGAACTTATCGAGCGATGAGATCCTTGATTACTATCGCTGCATGACGATTGGGCCTAAGGATCTCTCGATCGATGTGTACAAACGCATGACAAAGCAAAACGTTAGTGACATTACGGCATACATCAATGATCCTTTCACAGCAACCACTATACATGAGCTGAGAATGCAAAAACGTAGCAGACCGTCAAGACGTTCCAATCAAACGGCAGAAACGATCTACGCTAGTATGTTTGAGCTCAACATTCCACTGGAGTTTGAAAAGCGTCATTTGAATCATCTGCTTACGCTTATACGCGTATGTCAAGAACGTATGAATCCGGGTAAGCAGATGAGCAAGGCCGAAACATTGGCTTGGCAGAGAGAGCAAAACGAGCTTAGAAAGGCAAGAATGCACTCGAGGGGGTGATGCTTTGGCCCGCAAGATGATTACTTTTCGTCAAAATGGAAATTGGGACAAGACTACTAACTTTCTCAAGAAGTCCTCAAGATTTAACATTAAAGACATCCTCAAGCGCTATGGCGAAGAAGGTGTCGCGTTGCTTCAGAGGAATACGCCTGTAGACACAGGTAAAACCGCAAATAGTTGGTACTACAGTATTTCGGTTACTAAAAACTCGGCAAGTCTGACTTTTAGTAACTCAAATATTGTAGACGGCGTCCCAATTGCCATTATATTACAGTATGGACATGCCACAAACAACGGAGGGCATGTAGAGGGAGTGGATTATATTAACCCTGCGATTAAGCCCTTGTTCGAGGATCTGGCTAGCAGGGTGTGGGAAGAGGTGATGCATTAGTGGGTAGAGAAGTTGATGATCGTGTTGTTCAAATGCAATTTGACAACGCGCAGTTTGAGAGAGAAACCAAACGTTCACTTAACACGATTGAGCGACTCAAAGCAAGTCTGAATTTCGATAAGGCTGGAGAAAGCCTCAGTGGACTTACCACCACTGCATCAAAGCTCGATCTTACTCCCGTTTCGGATGGTGTTGATACCATCTCCATGCGTTTTAAGGCTCTCGACGTAGTTGCTGCAACGGTCATTTCCAACATTACTAGTCGTGCGGTGGGTCTTGGCAAAGCCTTCGTATCGGCTTTTACGATAGATCCGGTTAAGTCTGGTCTGCAGGAATACGAGACTCAGATCAATGCGGTTCAGACAATTCTGGCAAACACTCAGAGCAAAGGTACCACGATCGATCAGGTTAATGCAGCTCTTGATGAGCTGAACCATTACGCTGATATGACCATCTACAACTTCACCGAAATGACCAAAAACATTGGTACATTTACGGCTGCGGGTGTAGATCTGGATACCTCAGTTCAGGCCATTAAGGGTATTGCAAACTTGGCTGCTGTTTCTGGTTCTACTAGTCAGCAGGCAAGTACCGCAATGTATCAGCTTAGTCAGGCTTTGGCTGCTGGTAAAGTGACCCTGATGGACTGGAACTCTGTAGTTAACGCGGGCATGGGTGGTCAGGTATTCCAGGACGCCTTGCTCGAAACTGCTAGAGTTGATGGCGTTGCCATTGACCAGATGATCGCAAAGCACGGTTCGTTCCGTGAAACTCTGCAGGAAGGTTGGCTTACTTCCGAAGTTCTGCTTGATACTTTGGCAAAATTCACCGGTGACCTTAACGAAGAGCAGTTGCTCTCCAAAGGTTACACTGAGGATCAGGCAAAAGCTATTCTGGAGCTGGGCACGACCGCTAATGACGCTGCGACAAAGGTTAAGACTTTCACGCAGCTCATTGACACTCTCAAGGAAGCTGTTCAGTCTGGCTGGACTCAGAGTTGGGAGTATATTTTCGGTGACTTTGAGCAGGCAAAGGAATTCTGGACTGAGATTTCCGATGCCATTAGCAATGTCGTAAACGAAAGCGTAAATGCTCGTAACGAATTGCTGAAAGGTGCTATGACCAGTGGCTGGAGTCAGTTCCTCGACACGGGTATTACTGACTCGGCAACTGTTATGGAGCAGGTTCTCACTGATATTGGCAAACAGATGGGCGTTGTTAGCGACGAAACCATCGAGGCTGCCGGTGGGTTTGAGAAATCGCTCCAGGGCGGTTGGCTTACTGCGGATATGCTGCAGAAAGGCATTAACGAAGTCGTAGACCAAGCTCAGAGTCTCCTCACCATGAGTGACGAACAACTTGCAGCGGATGGTCTATCGAGAGATTCCATCAAGGAGACTCTTGATATTTACACTAAGCTCAATGAAGAAATTGCTCGTGGTAATGTTAGCCTTCAAACGTTCTCTGATCGCATGGGTAAGTCTTCTGGCAGAGACAATCTCGTGCAGTCTGTTAGAAACATCATGTCTGCCGTTGGCACTATGGTGAGTTCTATCAAGGGAGCATTTGATGATATTTTTCCTCCGACCACAGTGGATCAGCTCTATTCCATCACAGAAGGGATAGAGCGGTTCACGCGTGGGCTTATCCTGTCTGAAGACAATGCTGCAAAGGTTCAGAGAGTGTTTAAGGGAGTATTTAGCGTATTCAAGATTGGCGTTGATATTCTCAAGACCCTCTATGATAGCTTTGTTAACATTGCTAAAACTGTTTCCCCTGCTGCCGGAGGTATTTTGGATCTCGCGGCAAGCATTGGAGACTTTCTTGTCGGGATCGAGAATGCTGTTGAGTCCTCTGGTGCGTTTCAGGCCATTGTTAATGGTGTTTCGTGGGTATGCAATTCTGCATCCAATGCTATTGACAGCTTTACTGGCTCGATTGAGTCGCTTTCGGACAAGACTACTATCGTCATCAATCCGATCGATTCTCTGGTAAACGCGCTTAAGTCTTTCGTGAACTTTGTCGCGCCCGGCCTTACTTGGTTTGGCACAACTGCTTCCGAGGCTTTGGGTGAGTTCTCCAAGAGTGCTTACGAAGCATTCAATAACTTTGATCCTACTAACCTTTATAACTTCATGAATGCCGGTATGGGTCTCGGTATCCTTAACGCTATTAAGAATTTCATCAATAGCGGTAAAGATATTTTCAAAGGCGTCTCTGGCGTTGTCGATGGAGTTAAGAAGGCTATTGGCTCCCTTGGTGAGGCAATTACTGCTTGGAAAACCAATAAGAATGCTGAAACGCTCATGACGGTTGCTAAGGCTATTGCGGTCTTGGCGGCGTCGCTTACGGTTCTCTCTATGGTCAAGCCCGAGAGACTTACCGGTTCGCTCATCAGCATCACCGTACTGTTTACCGAGCTTGTTGCTGCGCTCAAGGTTTTGAATACACTTACCCTGGGTAAGAAGTTCCAGGTTGCCGCGCTGTCTGGCGCAATGGTAGCTATCTCTACCGGTGTGTTGATATTGTCGGCTGCGCTCAAGACCATTTCCTCGGTCGAACCTGAGAATCTGGTCTCCAGTGTTCTTGCTTTGGGTGTAGTTCTGGCCGAGCTCAGTGCGGCTGCTGCATTCCTCGGTAAGACCACTACCAAGATGACCAAGGGCACTCTCGGTATGGTGGCTATGGCCGCTGCGGTTAGGGTTCTGGCAAGTAGTGTGGCTGCGCTTGGCTCTATGCCTATCGAAGATCTTGTCAAGGGCGTTTCCGCTCTTGGCGTAGTTCTGGCGGAGCTTGGCGCGTTCTCGGTTGCTACCTCCAGACTCGGCAATTCCATGGGCATTCTCAAAGGTCTGTCGTTTAACTTGCTTGCTAGTTCGCTATTGATATTGCAGAAAGCTGTTTCTGGCTTTGCGTCAATGGATGTTAGTCAGCTGGCAAAGGGTCTCGGCAGCGTAGCAGTTGCTCTTGCTGAATTCGCAGGGTTCGGATTCCTCAGTAAATTCTCGAAGAATCTCATCAGTTCGTCTGTTGCTGTCACGGTTATGTCGGCAGCAATGAACGTACTTATCGGTCCAATCCAGGAGCTTGGCGCACTCGATCTTGCCGAGATTGCTAAAGCGCTTGGTGCTATGGGCGGTGCACTTGCGGAGTTTGTTGTGGCGTTGAATCTCATGAAGGGTGGGTTAGGCTCTTCTGCTGCGATTCTTGTCATGGCATCTGCAATGGTCGTGCTTTCTAGCGCATTCGAGCGTCTTGGTTCCCTTGAACTCGGTCAGCTTGCAAAGGCGCTTATTTCGATCGGAGCAGCGCTTGCAGTTTTTGGTGTGGCGGCTACACTTCTGGCTCCTGTCACACCTATTATCGTAGCGCTGAGCCTTTCGTTGGGTGCATTTGCGGCAGCGCTTGGACTACTTCTGGTGGCCGCATCTTCTGCTGGATTCATTGATAATTTAGCATCCAGTTTATCTGTACTGTCTAGCGTAAGCTTTTCGGCATTTCTGCAAAGTATCAAAGATCTAGCTTGGATGCTGGTGGAGTTCATCCAGGGTATTGTCAAGGGTGTCGGCGAGATCGCTGCTACGCTTGTAACCTCTATTGCACAGATCATTACTGCTGTATGCGAGGCTATTGCGCAGGCGGCTCCTGCTATTGGCGACGCAATCACGGCTTTAATCCTTACTCTGTGCGAGGTGATCCGTAATACTGCTCCAGAGATTGCATCTACTGTTGTGTACCTTATCGCACAGGTGTGGGAAGCCATCAAGGGTGCTCTTGGCGAGCTCTGGAACAATCTCACTAGCTGGTTTGACGAAAACATTTGGCACCACGATTGGTTTGGCATTGGCGCTATGTTCAATGACTTCAAGGCAATCTGGGCTGGTGACGCTGAAGCAGCTGGTGAAGAGACTGCCGAAGGCTATGCAAACGGTCTCGACAACAAAAAGCAGAGTATTTGGGATAAGATGTCCGAGATTGCTTCCAAGGCCGCTATGACCTGGAACCGTTTCTGGGGCATTGAGTCTCCGTCTAAGCTCGCTGCTGAAGATGCCGAGTACATTGCCGAGGGCTACTCCAACGGACTTCAAAATGGATCTGACGTTGTCACAAACGCCATTCTCAATCTTGCTCAAGAGGCTGATAATGCATTCAGAGATTACTGGGGAATCCATTCTCCGTCTGATCTGGCTGCATCCGAGGCCGAGAACATTGCGATTGGTATGCAGCTTGGCATGGCAAATAGTGCTGAAGCCACTAAGCAAGTAGCAACCTATCTTGCCACTCATACTGCCGAGGGTCTTTACACCAGCGACGTTAGTAAGTCCGCTTATGCTGCTGGTATCACTCTCGGTACTGAATTTAACAAGGGCGTTGAGGATTCTACTGCTGGTAATGCTCTGGAGAACTGGCTTAAGCAGAAGCTTGGGCTGAATCAGAACCCCGGAACCACTAGCACTACTCCTACGACATCCACCACTAAGTCTAGTTCCTCTGGCTCGTCTAAGACCAAGAAAACCGTTGCTGAAACCATCGAAGAGAAGTACAAGGATCAGCTCGAAGCAAACAAAACTTTGCAGGAGATTGCAGATTCCGAGTACGAGCTTTGGGTTACTGAAAATCAGAATTCTGCGTCGGCCGATGAAGTGCTGGCAAAGAAGATGGAGCATTCGGCCAAAGCGATCGAGGTTCAGACGTCTCGTGTGCAGATTGCTCAGCAGAAGTATGACGAGATGGTTTCTAAGGTCGGTGCTGACAAGCAGGAAACTAGAGAAGCATATGCTGATCTTCTTACCGAAAAGAATAGTTTGGCAGAACTCAGGGCCGATCAGTATTCCGATCTCTATGAAGATCAGATCAATCGTCTGAAAATTCAAAATGATCGTGCTGACAAAGAGTATCAGCTTTGGGTCGATCAGAACAATCAGGCAACTGCGTCTGAAAAGACCGCAAAGAAGATCGAGTATCAGACTGGTCAGCTCACAGCCGCTACACAAGAGCTTCAGTATGCGCAAGAGCAGTACAATAAGCTTCGTGAAGAGTATGGAGAGGAAGATCTTCGTACCCAGCAGGCTTATAACGATCTGCTCGATGCGCAAATCGAAGAGCAGGAAAAGACAAACGACCTGTGGCAGGCTCGTCTTGCACAGTTCGATGATGCTTTGAATGCTATTGAGATGCAGGCTAGTATCTATTCCCAGAGAACTAGTATGCTTTCTCAGATCTATGATGATGGCGACCTTTCCTCGAGATCTACTGATTACATCAATGCCGTTAAGACGTATGGCGAGAACTCGGACGAGGCTCGTAAAGCTCGGTACCAGGGTTCCGCCTCTGCTGTGCTTGGTGTGTCGGTTGCTCTGAGGAACATGAGCGATCAGCTGGCGAAGACTAACGTTTATCAGAAGTATTATAATTCTCTGCTTGAGAGCGGTACCGCTTCTGCTGAGGATCTTAATGCCGCTGAACAGCAGTTGCTTTCTTCGCAGTCCGCATTCATTGGGTACGCTTCGAACCTTGCCGATGCATTCAACATGTCGGATGAAGGCAAGGCCGTAACACTTCGTCTCGCATACGCTATCTCGGACAACTGGGATACGATCTATGGCGCTTTCAAGGATATTTGGGGCAAGATTGAGGAGCGTTCTCCCGAACTTACCAAAAACCTTGAGAAAACTCTCGGCACACTTCTCAGCGAAGATACCGCCAGTGTTGCTACTGGAGTTGTCTCCACCGTTACCTCTGCTTTGAGTGGAGATTATGGTGGTGCACTCGCAAGTGGTCTTAATACCGTGCTGTCGTTCTTGGGTACCGGTATGGGGCAGTCTTTGCTTGACGGTCTCGGGACTGTGCTTGCAAATGGTTTGCCTGATATTGGTGGCATGATTAGCAGTTTTGTCGGTTCTTCCGGTTTGCTGTCGAGTCTCGGTGCTGGCCTTGAGGGTATTGTATCCACCATTGCAGGTGGTGGAGGCTTGAGTGCTGCCTTTGGTAGTCTCGGTACAGCAATAACCGGTGTAGCTGCGGCTATTCCCGAGCTATTGCCCATCATAGCCATCGTCGCTGCGATAGGTGGCGCGATTGCCCTCCTTATTGCTAATTGGGATGACATAGGGGAATTCTTTAATAACCTTTGGGAGCAGGTAAAAGAGATTGGCTCTAACCTTATTAACGGTATTGTTGAAGGAATTAAGAGTGCCTGGAAGGGCTTTACTAATTTCATCGGCGGTCTGTTTGGTGGAGTTATCGACTTTGTAAAGGGTATCTTTGGTATTCATTCTCCGAGCACAGTCTTCTTCGATATGGGTTCCTATATCGATGAGGGCTTCGCAAATGGTCTTGCCAAGGGTAGCGATACCGTCAACCAGTCCATTTCGGATATGACCAATAGTGCTCTTGACACTGCAACCGAGGTTAGCAAGATCCTCTATGATCGGCTGTCTAACTCGGAGGACTTTAGCCCAAAGATCACTCCTGTTGTCGACCTTTCCGGTACAGAAGATAGCACCAACTGGTTCAAGTCTGCGTCGGTTGGGTTTACTAATCCGTTCCAGGGTACTCCTGCAATTTCGGAGCGTCTTGCATATGACGTGCGTGTTCGTGATAAGAATCAAAATGGAAAAACTGATACGGATTCTAGTCGTGCTGATGTTGTTGCTGCTGTCGATTCTCTGGGCAATAGACTCGCCATGATGAGTGATAGCATAAGCAACATGCGAGTTGTTCTTGACTCCAAGAAGCTTGTTGGCGGTATTTCTGGTCAAATGGATTCGGCTCTCGGCGTAAGGGCCGCTAGAGCTAGGAGAGGAGGGTGATTGAATGATATTTTACTACGAGGGTACGCATAGTGTCAAGTTTGATGACTATGATTCATGGGAGGATTGGCATTTGATCCCCTCGTCTCGCCCGGTTATTGACCCGCCTTCGGAAAGGACATCGTTTGTTACCGTGCCCGGTAGGCATGGCAAAATCGATTTGTCCTGGGCATTAACCGATAAGCCTGTATACGACAATCGCACGGGAAGTTTCGAGTTCATCGTAGATCATACTAAATGGGGAGGTTGGCATACTGCATACCAAACCATCATGGCAGCTCTGCAGGGTCATCGTTCGAAGGTTATCTTGAGCGATGACCCCTCTTATTATTATGAGGGTATGTGCTGGGTTGACAAATGGAATAGCGACGAGCGGTATTCTAAAATCACCATCAAGTACGATCTTTATCCGTTCAAGAAACGTATTGTATTTAACGAAGCTGATTGGCTTTGGGACCCGTTCGATTTCGAGAATGGTGTGATTGGCGATAGCGTAAAGGGAGAGGAGGCATTGTAATGGCCACAAGATGGACAGTATATTTGGCTTCGCTCGGTACCCCCGTTGGAAGCGATCACGATGGTAGCGAGTATCTCGAACAGCGTAGCATGATTTATGATACGAGTGTTCTTGACTCCGATTATTCGGGCAAGGACAATTTTCTCATTTATGATCCTGTTCTGACAAGAGAAGCCAACGAAGCAGGATCGTTCGAGTGCGATATTCCTCCGACTAATACTGGCTACGATGAGTTTGACACATTTAAGGATAACGTTTCGGGCATCCTTAAGACCTATGTTGCAATTTATCGTGACGGGAATCCTTATTGGCAAGGTCGAATCACCGAAGTCACGAAGGATTTCAACAATAACAAACATATTTATGCAGAGGGCGATCTGGCATTGTATAACGACTTTCAGTGCAAGATTACATGGGCCGATTTCGAAGGATATTCTGACGATAACGGACGTGTCATGTATCTTCCGCTCAAGTTCTTTACGACCGTCGCTCAAGTTCCTACCAACATTCCTTACGGCGCTGAAGGCAAGGTTACAAGTCCTGCGTTTACGTATGGTATCGATGCTCAGCTTAGCGATGTTCTCCTTATGCTCAGCACCAATACTAGTACGGATAATACGGGTGACGTTGTTTATATGAGTCGCTGGGAGGCGCTTAAAGACCACTTCCTTGACGGCTTGATGGGCACATACCAGGATCGAGCCTTCATCTATACGTCTAGGTATCAAACAGGCACTAGCAGTTTGGTATTCAAACGCCAGCTGAATCTGTTACTATTCGGTACGGATGGAACTCTTATTTGGGGTGAATCTCCTGAGACCGAACAAACCGTGGAATTTGGTAAGAACCTGCTTGATATGAATGTCAAGTATTCTTCCGAGGACGTCACAACCGCAATTCATGCTTACGGGTATACCACCAAAGGTTGGTGGATATTTGAGAAAACTACCCCCATCGAGCGAGTCGACTACAATCTCAACCTGATTGCACAGTATGGCTGGATAGAAAAGACCATCTCGATCGACGGTCAGTCTTCTACCATCGAGCAGCTCACCGAGATAGTCAATAATGAGCTTTCTCAGATGGTAAACAATACGTCTATCGTTACTGAAATCGAGATTAAAGCCGTGGATCTTGTCTATGCAGGCGAGGCTACCGATCATCTCGAGTTCATGAAACGAACTCATATTGTATCCGAGCCCCACGGGATTGACGGAGTATACCTTTGCACGAGAAGTGTTGAACATCTCGATGATCCCGCTAGCAACGAATACTCGTTCGGTAAAGCTACTCATACGGCATCGCAGAGAAAAGCGATTTCCGATCGTAAAACTGCGAAGTCCTATGATATTTCTAGAACTACCAAGAGTTACGTGGTTGATTCTTAAAGAAAGGAGGTTTCGTGATGAATCTTTCTGCAATCATTAACACTATTCGCTCTGCCATCTACGGCAAGGATATGCGTGAGGCTCTCGCGCAAGGGTTTGAAGCCATTGACGAAGAAATGGAAGGCGGTATGGGTGGCGGTTTTGTCCTTATGGAGTCTTCTCTTCCGACCGGTCAGCGCAAACCGAATGTTCTGTATGGTTTGATCGTTGGCAATTTTGATGACGAAGGGCCTGAAACATGAGTACGAGATATATTTGGGGAAAGTATACAAACGAGATAAGATATTACTGGGATGTGGAATCTGGCGGAAAAGAAGGCGTAAATGTTCCTTATCGCTTTGGTAATAGAGCTTGGAGTTCGAGTAAAGATGCGCTAATAGGTATTCTAAAACAACCGGAACTTAATCGTAACACTGGTAAAGCAACATATAGTGGGTCATATAGATCCATTAGAGGACCCAGTTACGATATAGACACTGAAGAATATGAATGGTGTATATATGCTACATATATTGGTGATGGATATGACGGTCCGACTCCATCTTTAAGTGGAAGTGGGTCTGGTACTTTCACGATTAAGCCTCTATCACGCACTCAAGGAACAGACGATGAAAATTATAAAGTCTTACGACGCGCATGGACCAATACTAATTGGAAATGCGCTTCTTCTTATAACGGAAGTACCGGTATTTGGGTAGGAACGAAAAACTACAGTGGTAGTACTTGGTACGATATGAGCATATATAGCGCTGAAAAAGGTAATTATCCAGACGAATTCCAAAACTATGTTTCAAGCAGAACGTCTTCTTCTTATCCTAGTTTTGATCTTGATAGTGACGGCTATTTTTACTCCGCCGAAGATCAAGACATTATCGATCCTTCTTCGGTAAATTTACCAGAAAGTATTCGTTATAACTCGGACATCACAATCTCTATAACTCCATCTAGTGACGCTCAAACGAACAGATATGGTAACATCACTTATACGTATCAATATAGGTTCGATGATGGGAGCTGGACGACAATTGAAACTACTTCCGAAACATCAGTGGAGCTTCATATCCCCTCAGACAAGTCTTCCATCCAGGCTAGAGTTTTAGCGCAGGATGACATTGGTTTTACTTCCTCTACTTATGTTCTAAGCTCCACCGTTAGCATTTATGCTTCCGATCCTCCGTCTGCGCCTTCTTCCATCAGTGTTGATCGCACAGTTGAAGGATTTACAACGACTGTCACAGTTGGCGAAGCTACTGATACTGACGGTACGATTGCAAATTATATTTTTGAACGAAAGACCCAATACGGTGATTGGACTCAGGTTCAAAGTTCTGCTGATCTTACGTTTGTCGATAATCCCGACGGTAGCTGGGGTACGGTTCAGTATAGAGTTTGCGCAGTTGATAACAGCGGAACGAAAGGGCCGTACATAACAAGTGAAGTTTATACGATTCTCACCGATGTTATCGTCATCATGGGTCCGTCGAAGAAAGACTTTGGCGTAAAAATTGGAAATTTCAATCTATCGTTTTATGTGATTGTTGCAGGCGATACTTCGGCTACAGGTATTACGGTGACCGTCAGGATTGATAGTCAGCAAACATTTACTAGTACTGTAGATACGGAAGAGCTTGTAACCGCTACAGTTGAAGCAACGAACCTGTCTGAAGGTCAGCACACAATAACAGTTACAGCATCCAAGGGGGGATATACTACGGCTAACGAAACTTACACTTTCCGGATCGAAGGGCTTACTCTGCCCGAGGGCGGCAATGCCGTTCAGTTCCAGGATTCTACCGGAAAACCCGTTATTCCCATCAGTCGAGCAGAGGCTATCCTCTTTTCAGATGGTAGAACTCTCGAAGAAGTAATAAAGTCCCTTATGAGCTAAAAGAAAGGAGCATTACTATGACGTTGCTTGAAGTCACCAAGATGGCCATCAACCAGGAAAACACCAAAACCGAACTCGAAGCTCTTTCCGAGCGCATCGATGTCATGTTCATGATCGGCGGCAAGTTTGAGATGGACGAGTATCTGGAGCTGGTTGACCTGGTAAATGATAAGATTGCCCAGCTGACCCCGACCGACGAACCCGAGCACAGTGGCACTGGTGAGGAGACCGGCAAGGACGAGACCGGCGGCACTGGCGACGATAAGTCTGCTACGTAAAGAAAGGGACGCGCCATGATTGATTTGTTCTCGGTTGTTTCCGATCGGATCGCCAAGGCAACCACGATCGAGGCGCTTGACAGTATTTCTTCGCGGATCACCTATGCCCACTTGATGGCGCATAGGTTTTCCGACGAGGAATATGACAAGCTCAACAAAGCGATCTCCGACAGGAAGGCAGCCATAAGCCCTAAGGAATAATTCAAAATGGAATTTTCCTGATCGCTATAACTACATCGAAGGAGGATTGATACCCTATGGCTATCAATGCTTACTCTTACGCAAAAGACGGAACCAAGTTCCTCTCGAAGAACTTTCGTGTTCGAGAGTTTCGTTGCAAGGACGACACCGATCCAATCTTTATTGATTCGGACCTGGTCGATGTTCTGCAGAAAGTTCGCGACCACTTCGGCAAAGCTGTGACTATCACTTCGGCGTTTCGTACTGCCAGCCACAACAAGAAGGTTGGTGGTGCAACATATTCCCAGCACTGCTATGGTAAGGCTGCTGACATCAAGGTTTCCGGCGTAGCTCCGAGCAAAGTCGCTGAATACGTTGAAACTCTGATGCCCAACACTGGTGGTATTGGTAGATATTCTACCTTTACTCATGTTGATGTTCGTGCTACCAAATCTCGCTGGAACGGTTGAGGAGGAATAGCCCTTGGAAGAAATGATTTCTCAGTATCTATTGCAGGGCGTACTGACTATTGTAACAGCGATTCTTACAGGGGCTTATACAAGACTCTCTAAGAAGTTTACGCAGCAGAAGGAAGAGTCCGAAGCCATTAAACTTGGTGTTCGGGCAGTTCTTCATCTCGAGCTTTACAAAGAGTGCCAGCGTCTTATGGAGCAGAATCGTGTAAGTACGGAAGAGCTCAAGAATGTCGAACGAATTTATGAGAACTATCATAAGCTCGGCGGCAATGGTACTGGTACAGCCCTGTATGAGAGAATCCTCAAACTCCCTATTGATGACGGAAAGGACGATGAATGATGAGCGCAATTAAGAACATTTTCCGAAAGCTTTTTGGCGATATCTCTGTTGGCACCGTGGTTCGTACCCTGTGCTTCTTCCTGGCTCTGGCCAACCAGGTTCTGAACGCAACGGGTCATTCTCCGCTGCCCATTACCAACGATCAGGTCAATACCCTTGTGACCACTGGGGCAACTGTGATCTTTGGTCTGATTGCTTGGTGGAAGAATAACTCCTTCACTCCTGCTGCCATTAAGGCGGATAAGGAACTGAAAGCGCTTAAGGGGAAGTGATATTTTGAACAATCAGTTCGGTTATCCTCAGCCGGTTATGCCTCAGAACAATATGGGCTACCCTATGTACAATGGGCTGCCTATTAATCAGCCTGTCTACAGGACTCAGGTTCCGCAGGTTCAACCCATGCAGATGCAGCCTAGCTATTCTGTAATTCCTGGCAGAATCGTAAACACCCCTGATGAAATCCGGCCCAATGAAGTTCCTAACGATGGGAGCATTGCGGTATTCCCTCTGAACGATGGGTCGGCTGTCTACCTCAAGTATTTCACTGGGGAAGGGCGCATCAACACCGTCAAATTTACCCTTGAGACTCCGGCGACGGTTGCTGGCGATATTCCTGCAAATCAAAATGAAGGTTATGCAGCCATCAAACAGCAACTTGACGAGATCAAAAAGATGATTGCTAAGAACAATCGTTATCATCGTCCGTATCAGAAGAAGGAGGTAGTGAATAATGCAGGTTCCGATGAACAATCCTCTTATCAGCGAAATGATGAATAAGCTGAGGAATGACCCCCAGCTGTCCAAAAACCCTCTGGCCCAAAACTTGTTCACCTGCCTTCAGACGGGTGACAGTAAAAAGGGTGAGGAAATTGCCATGAACCTTTGCAAGACTTATGGGATTTCTCCCGAAGATGCTTGCAAGCAGGCAATGCAGTTCTTTACCCACCGATAACCTAGGCGCAATCTATGCTTCGAGGTTATCGGTAATGCGCGCAATCGACTCTGAAGAGCATAGATTAAGCATATTCGTAAGAAACGCTTGATATTTACCAGTGAGGAGGTAAATCTATGTTCGGTTCTAATGGTCTCAGCGCAGCGGATGTTGCTGCCGTCGTTCGTAACAATGATGGTTGCTGCAACAACGGAGGTTATGGCATGATGAATGGCATTGGCGGTTATGGCTTCGGCGAAGGTTGGTGGGTTATCATCATCCTGATGGCCCTGTTCGGTGGCTTCGGTTATGGTGGCTTTGGCTATGGCGGTGCTGGTATGCGCGGCGGTAATGGCTGTGGGTGTGAAGCGGCTGTCGCTACTGTTGGTGATATTCAGCGCGGCTTTGACAACCAGGGTGTTACCAACAAGCTGAATGGTCTTGAGAATGGCCTTGCCGACGGCTTCTATGCCATGAACAATTCCATGCTGACCGGTTTTAATGGTGTCCAGAGTGCTATCCAGAATAGCGCCATGAATGCCATGCAGAACACCTTTACTCTCCAGCAGGCAATTCAGGCTGATACTGTGGCCAATATGCAGAATACCAATGCTCTGGCTACTCAGCTTGCAAATTGCTCCTGCGAGAATCGGACTGGTTTCCAGCAGGTTGGCTATAATCTGGCAACGCAGGGTAACGCAATTCAGGTTGCCATTGCCAATCAGACGCAGGCTCTGATGCAGAACCAGAACGACAACTACCGTGCCCTGCATGAGGAGATCGTCGCCAATCGCATGGAGGATATGAAGACCGAAAATGCCAATCTGCGTAGCCAGATTCAGGCTCTCAACCTTGCTGCCAGTCAGGCAAATCAGAATACCTATCTCGTCAATACTCTGCGTCCTTGCCCGCAGCCCGCGTATGTGGTTGCAAATCCTTTCTGCTGCAATCAGCAGACTACTCAGCAGTTTGTTTGCTCTGCTGCTTGTGGCCAGTAATCAAAATGGAGCAAAGGAAGGAGGGGACTATGGATGCTTGAGCTGACCAATTCTACGGCTCTTACGCTGGCAGCAGGCGAGACGGCCATCTTTGATACTGTACGATTCCGTTTTGGCGCAGATACTTGCACGAAGACCGGGACCGGTAGTATTAAGATGCGCTACAATGCCATATACGAGGTTCGTTTCACGGGCAACATTGCGACTGCGGATGCTGCCGGTACTGCCCAGCTTGCGATTGAAACTGGCGGCGTAGTTGATCCTGCCGGTACGATTCTTTCTCAGACGGCAACGGCTGGTGCGGCCAATGCGGTCGAGAGGACTTTGTACGAGGTGAACTGCTGTGGGGACTATTCCCGTGTAACCGTCGTCAACACTGGTACTGTTCCCGTGGTCATCGAGCCAGGCGCGGTGCTGAGTGTTCGGAAGGTGGGGTGAGCGCATGAAAGATAAGACGGATTACGAAAAGCTTTGCAAAGCGTTTGAGACCGTCGTAGGCTGGTTTGAAAACGAAACCAGCAAAGGTGTTACGCAAGTCGATACCGATGAACTTGGCAAAGTAGCTGACATCATCAAAGACCTTGCAGATGCCAAGAAAAACTGCTCCGAGACTGAAAAGAACGAATGGGAACAGTGTTATTATGCTCATGTCATCATGGCTATGGAAAGGGCTGGTGATGACGAGGAGGGAATGCACAATCGGTATGGTTACGTCCCTCCCAAAATGAGCAAAGTAATGGATCGTTCCCGTATGCGTCGATGGGATCGTGAATCGGATATGCACGACTATGATGTGGACGACCGACATACTCGTGACTCCGAAAAATCCGATCAGCGTTATGGCAAACCCTATCGTGAATACCTTGACGCTCGTAAGCATTACACGGAAACCAAGTCTGCAAGAGACAAAGAGGACATGGAAATGTACGCCAATGAGCATATGATGGATACCATTGGTACGATTCGTGAAATGTATCGTACTGCGGAGCCTGAACTCAAAAAGCGTATGAAAACCGATCTTACGAAACTCGTTGGTGAAATGCCCACGTAAATCAAAATGGAACGTTTTTACCTGAATGGCATCCCATGGCGGGTATATTACGTTCAAAGTGACTGTCCATATCTCGTGGATAGAACCGGAAGCAGACGACTTGCCACAACCGACATCAGAACCAACACAATTTATATTTATGAGGGTTTGTCTGGCAGCCTTTTGCGAAAAGTTACTATTCACGAGATTGGGCATGCTGCTATGAAAAGTTTTGGGATTATTGATGAGCTTCACCAAATGGTAAGGCCCGAATATTGGATCGAAGTTGAAGAGTGGGTGTGCAATTTTATGGCTGACTACGGTCTTGATATTTTACGGGCTGGAAAAGAGGTTTTAGGAGATATGATGGTAGATGCGTTTATAAGGACGTCATAAAATGCAGTTTACTCCTTCATATCTCCTACACCTTAAACTTAAAAAACAACGAAGTTTCGTTATCTTTTGTCTCGCCGTCAGACTTGCCATCGGAGTGTTAAATGTTTTGAAGCATCGATAATATTTCGATGGTATGATAAAATAGAGTGTGGCTAAGTGTGAAATAGTGTAGAGAAATGTGGGGCAATCCTGCATATTCTCTACACTATTCATACACTGCGATTTCTACATCGCAAAGGCTGCACTCTATTTTATTTTTTCGATTTCTCTTTTAAGCCATTCTACTCCTCGTTTAGAATACACTCTTTCTGTGATATCTGAGATGGAATGCCCAACAATGCGTTTTAGAGCGTATTCGTCCATATCCACATACTTTCCTTCCGTTACAAATCGAACTCGACAATATAAAAGGACGCCCTTGTTGTAGGGATTTGTATTACGAAGCATATCGCAAATTTTTCTGGAAACTTAGCATCGAGCGGCAATAACGCGAAAATAGCAGTCTCTATTATGGAAGAAATAAACCTTTCAAAACATTATAAAGGAGATATTATTATGAAAAAGGTTATTGCTGCTATGATTGGGATTGCTTTTGCATTCTGCTGCTTTATGCTGTATGAAGGCCAGAGCGCTAATACTACTGACGTGGTTAAAAACACTACTAACGAAATGTATCATCCCTCGAATGAAGAGCTTATTGAGGCTTGCATCGAGAATTCTTATCCTGATGTAGAGTACGATGAAATGCGAATCGTATCTACTCCGGAAGAAAACGATGGCTACCTCACTTATGCTCTCATTAAGGGTGAACATGTCGTTGGATTTGAGACCATCGGTTATGAGTACGGTGCTCAAGTCTACTTCAACTAAAGCTGCTGGGATTGACAAAAAGTCAGTCCCTTTCTTTTTTTTTTCGCGAAAAAAACTATCAGCTTTATGAAGGGAGTTGATATTTATGGATTTGATCATTTTTGTGCTGTTGGTGATGATTCTTTGGAACATCATTAAATTGCTCAAGGCTATGACCGATGACATAAAGAAACGGAAATAAAAAGAATCGGACTTGTGATATTCGCAGGTCCGATTCTTTTTCGCAAAAATTACACCTCCTTTTATGGAAGAAAAGACACACATTTAAGGAGGAAATTACTATGTTTAAGAGCTTTAAGAATGCGTTTGTTAACTTCATGATGGCTGTCAACGCAGCGTTTGATCGTACTTATAACGATTACGAATGCTGGGACGAATGCTATGAATACGAACGGTTTTGGAAGACCAACATGGGTTTGCATTAAACTGTCTTTACCCGAGAACGGGAGGTGGAAACGCCTCTCTTTCTTTTTCGCGATATTTTCATAGTGTTTTATGGAAGAATATACACCCACAAAATAAGGAGGATATTTATGTACATCGAAGACACTAATAAGATGGAAAACTTTGAATACGTTTACGCAAAGTGTTCGGAGTACGTTGGTGACCTGATCCGACTACACTTCTATCGCGGGATTATCAGAATGGATAATCGGAACGGAAGTTGCTGCGTCGCAGAAGCATGTGTAAGACGACTCAAAAACGCATTTGAGCGGACGCTTTTTAGCAAAGTTCACATCGACTACATGTCTGATTCTGATGGCTGCTATATCATTATTACTAATAGGTGCTAAATTTCACAAAGGACTTTGAGGAAACTCAAGGTCCTTTTCTTTTATATTTCGCGAAAACAACACTTCCTATTATGGAAGAAAAGACTATCGTCTAATGGTGAGGACGCCGCTATATCCAAGCGGAGGAACGGTTCGAATCCGTGTAACGTCCTTTCTTCTTTTTTCTTTCGCAAAATTCGCAGCTTCTTTTATGAAAGGCATATACGGTGCCAAAATAAAGGAGGATATTTATGATTACTTTGAAAGAAGCTACTGCGAAAGATTTGGAATTTACCAGAAAGAAAAAAAACACTAAGCGACTTGAGACCATCGAGGAATTCATGAGAATGAATATGCATTATGCAGAGGTTATTCGCTCGCATGAGGAATTGAAATTCAGAACGGATTCTGTTGCTGGTTCTCTTCGCTCGGCTGCGCAAAAGTCTGGACTTCCAGTTCGCGTCGCGCAAAGAGGAAAGAAGATTTTCCTTGTGAGAACCGATATGTAAGTTAAAGAGCTCGTGGAGAAATCTGCGAGCTTTATTTTTATTATCAGAAAGGAGTTTAATATGGTTTCTGTTTGGTTTGCTATGATTATGATAATTGTGGGGGTCATTGGCGGATATATCGTCGGGGCATGGAACTCAGAACATGACGATGAAGTTGGCGAATTTAGTATCGTCAAAGATGGCGACGATTATTATTTTGCCGTTGAGTTTTATGACGACGTAGATGATTCAATCTTTCTCGAAGAAGATCACGTGTCCTTAAAAGCGAAATGGGCCAATCGCAAATAAAACTGCCTCTTTAATGGAGGAAACTCTTATATTTTTGAAAGGAGAAAATTATGGAACTCAAAGAGAAACTCAACAAAGAACTCGAAAGGGAACTTGGTGAACTCGAAGGACTTGAGCTTGGATCCGATCAGATGCGGAAAGCTGCTGCAACGATCGAGATGATGCACAAACTTCGGATGAACGAAGTCAATTCGGATCGGGATTTGGAGGTCAAGAAAGCGGAACTCGAAGCAAAGGAAAAAGAGCTTGCGCACAAACTTCGGATGAATGAGGTCAATTCGGATCGGGATTTGGAGGTTAAAAAAGCGGAACTCGAAGCAAAGGAAAAAGAGCTTACGCTTGAGACCAAAAAAGCCAAAGATGCGAAGGTGATTGCGTTTGTCGGAACTGGTGTCACACTCGGTACGTTTGCGATAAAGCTTGTGAACGACAATCTGTGGATGGCGAAAGGCTTTAAGTTCGAAGAGACTGGTACGTTCTGCTCGAAAGTGTTTGGGGAAATTTGGAGAGGATTTTTCCATAAAAAATAAGGAGGTGACTCGGGAGAGGCTGTGCTGAAAAGCATGGTCTCTTCTTTTTGCGATGAGATGGCATACAGAAAAACCTGAAAACTGGACAAATTACTACGGGCAAACTTATCGCTGCGAGCATCCCGTTTACTCAAGCGCCACTTTATATTTGGAAGGCAGCAAGGGGCTTTGTGTCATCCAGCAAAGGTTTAATCCCCGTACCAAAGCAATCTTTTGGGGGACCGATCGACCCGTGGCTTTGTGACGAATTATATTTGCGTTATGGATTTAGTCAGTTCTTTAGAGAGCGAGCTGGCAATAGATCTGAGACTGGCCTTTACCCAACGGTAACGATCCGTCAAATCATGTGGGCGCTGCGAATGAAACCTATGAAACGAGAACGCTGGGAAACTGACTTTCCGAGAAAACTAGTGTAACGCGAATATGACAAGGTATTTTATGAAAGGAGGCAGATATTATGCTGCGTATTAACAAAGACGATCTTTTTGGTCAGAAAATCGAAGAAACTAAGACTAATCTGCAAGTAATTTTGATGGATTGCTTTCACAAGAATTGTTCAGAGGTGATTGAATGCGATTCGATTGATACCGCAAATAGCATTATGAGCTACTACTGGGAACATGCAACTGATTATCTTCCGGATTGGTGGTGCAAAGATATTGAAATCAAAAGGAAAAATGGAGTGAATACGTTTTATATCTGGATCAATACTTAAATTTGAGAGATCGGGGAAACTCGGTCTCTTTCTTTTTTCGCAAATTAAACACCCTCTATAATGGAAGGACTGCCATTTTAAGGAGGTATGTTATGGATATTTGTAAAAAGATTTGGAATACGACGGTTACGGTCGGACAAATTATTACGAGTGCTATTATTGCATTGACCATTGGAGTCGTGCTATGGCTACTTGTGCAAATGTTCCGGCCGAACAAAAACTAAACTTTAGGCGAAAACGTGACGCTACGATAAAATGCAGCTTCCAGGAAAGGACTTTGGTACGCCAAGGTCTCTTTTCTTTTTCGTCGCGAAATATTCATGGTGTATAATGAAGGGAGGCTATATGCCATGAAAAATATGAAACTGATTACTATCGTTGGTTGGATTTTGATTGCGATTGCAGCTGTATGCAATACGGTAGCAGGAATGCTTGCGTACAATCGAATGTTCGAAGAATTCTATAATTGGATTGCTCAGAAAACTGAGGATGAGAGAATTAGAATCGGAGGAGCATTTGGTTTGTGCGGAGTGATTCTGTTCCCGATTGCGTATATTGCAGGAAGAATCGAAGGAACCGCAATCGGTAAACTTTGTAACAAATTGGCAAAATAACTCTAAAAGGAGTCTATGGAAACATAGGCTCTTTTCTTTTTGAAAGGAGAAACAAAATGGATAAACCCGCAAACCTCGCGCCTAAGCGCACCCAAAATGATGCTATTGTACTTCGCAGCGGTTTCATGACAGGTCTCATTGCAAAGGTTATTTCAAAGCTCATTGAAAAGCAAGGATATTCTGCCAAAGTGTCTTTGCATGAACTTACTATGACTCATGCTGATGACGACGGTAATGTTCATGTTCATCTTGATCTTCATCTCGATGCTTCTGAAAAAGATATTCGTAAACTTCTTAATATGCTGTAAAGGAGAATTTTATGAAAATCAAAGAGAAACTCATCAAAAGATTTGGTCCGCAAAACTTCTATAGAATGCTTCATTTTGCTGGAATGAGCGCCGTCGCAATTGTCGTCACATTCATGATGAATGATTCGTATATGTGTGGCTACAAGAACGGTGCACAAGATGTGACTGACTATATTTTAGAGCATCCTGATATTTTGAACGATAAGGAGAACTAATATGTCCGATAAAGAAAAAATCGTAAGAGGTATTTTTCATTTTTGTAAAGAACACGCAGGCGGAATTTTGACACTGGTTGCAAGCGTAGGTCTTGTGGCGACGGCAGTCGAAGTCGGCGTGGCCACCACCAAGGCGCAAGCAGTTGTTGAAGAAAAGAAAAGAGAACGTGAAGCTTGGAAAGAATCTTCTGGTATCGATCAGCCTCCTATCACGAAAGAAGAGATCGTAAAAGAATGCTGGAAACTTTATATTCCGGCGGCAGCAACTGGTATCGCGTCGATTTCTTGCATTGTGGCAGCCAATGTCATCACGGCTCGTCAGCAGAAAAGCCTTGCTGCTGCGTATGCTCTCGTGGAAACAGGGTATAAAAAATACCGTGGCAAGATCGCTGAAAGATTCGGCAAAGAAACTGATATTCAAACAGCCAACGAAGTAATCGTCGAGCAAAGCGAAGATTCTTTTGACTTTGATGACCTTGATAACGGGGAAAAGATTGTGGTTTACGATCCGTATAGTGAACGTTATCTTGAAACGACGATCGCTAAGATCAGAAGGGCTATGTACATCTTAAATCGTAACCTTTCCATCAATGGTTGCGCGTCTCTTAACGATTTATATACAGGTCTTGGTGTATCGCTTACAGAAGATGGTGACTCAATTGGATGGAACATTGATACACTTTGCGAGTGGATGGGCGAATGTTGGCTTGACTATGAATTGGATGTGTGCAATATGGGGAATGGCGAAAAGGCATACATTATCGACACTTTGATTGCCCCGAGCGCTGGTTTTAGTGACGAAGTTCCTTTCTGACGCGAAAAAGTTAGCTTCTATTATGAAGGAGGTGAACCTTATGAAAGGTAATAAATTTGCTGTGGCCGCTTTGATATTTGGTATCGTCGGGGTGATTGCGGATTTCGTAAGTACGAAGTCGATGGATCGTTCCGAGGAGGACAGATATCGGCAGATCGCACAGGAAGAAGCTGAAAAGGTTTACAATCAAAAGACTGAGGGGAGGTAACTCCTCTCTTTCTTTTTATCTTGAAAGGAGAAACAGAAATGATCGACTATAGGAAATTTCAGGATATGAATGAGTTTTACAGAGCATTTAATCGAATAAAAGGAGAAGTCTTCAAGTTTAAGGAATTTGGTTCTCCAGTGCTAGTATATTCATTCGACAATAACGATGACCGAAATTGCATTGCTGACTTTTTGGAAGTATGGCTTAAAAGCGAAAACATAAAATACAAAATTTATAAAGATAAAAACTATGGCGGAGATGAGTTCTATATCGTTATCGTAAAATAAAGCGCGAAAAATTCTCCTTGTATTATGGAAGAAATCCACACTTAATAAAAAGGAGAATTTGGTATGTTTTACGATTACGACTTTTATGAGGACATGGACTCTACTATGATCTACGGGATCAAGCGGACGATTCATTTTGCATGGATGTTCGCGAAGACTTTGGTACTGACCATCGTCTTAGCTGCATTCTACTGCATTATGACGCCTGTTCGGATTTACGATTGGATCAAAGAAGAGAACTATCTCGAGAAGACGGCAAACCGTGATGAACAAATCCGGTTCCAACTTTGGAAAGAAGAAGCGGATAAATTCATGTAAAGCAAAAGAGCTTACGAGAAATCGTGGGCTCTTTTCTTTTGAAAGGAGAATATGCAAAAATGAAAAATTATGAAACTATGAGAATCTGGTTCGAATCCATGATGGGCTTGTTTGCTATCGACGAACTTTGGAAAGGTGGCGAAGTATCTACCGAAGTACATGACGAATCCATAGAACTCCTTAATATGCTTAGTGAAGCTATGAAAAATACAATGAAATGAGGGTATAGTGATTATGAATATTAGAGCTGTTTTGAAACATGGCGAGAGACTTCTCAAAAAACATTCGCCTGAAATCTTAACTGGTCTTGGTCTTATGACTATCGCGTCCAGTGTGGTGCTGGCAGTCAAGGCAACTCCGAAAGCACTTTGGGTTATCGAACATGAGGAAATCGAGCAGGCGCATCCTCTCTCGACTAAAGAGAAGGTGAAGGTGGCCGGCAAGCTTTATATTCCGGCAGCAGCGGCCTTTGTAGCAGGGTCTGCCTGTATCATTGGCGCATCGAGTATTCATCTGCACCGAAATGCAGCACTCGCGGCAGCAGCAAGTCTCACTGACGCAACCTTTAAGAGCTATCGTGAGGTTGTGAGTGATAAGATTGGCGAGGAAGCCGAGAAAGATATTCACAAGGAAGTCGCGGCTAAAAAGATGGAAGAGCATATCCCTGAGACCAAAATCATCAATCTTCCGCACGGAGACGACACCACTTGGTGCTATGATCCTCTTGTGGATAGATATTTCTGGTCCACAAGGAATGTGATCGAGAATGCAGTCAACGTCTTTAATCGCCAGATGCGCTATGATATGCGTCTTTCGGTCAATGAATGGTTCGACACGCTCGGTCTTGACCATGCTGATCTTGCTGACGATCTAGGCTGGGACATTGATACCAATGGATATCTCGAGCTGACATACGATTCACGTCTTGATAAGACCGGCAAACCTGCTATGGTGCTCGTGTATACGAATCCGCCAAAGTATATCGGGCTGTGACGCGAAAAAGTTCGAGTGTATTACGAAGAAAGGCTTTGAGCCGTGGAAGATTCTGCGGCTCTTAGCTTTATATTTGAAAGGAGATTCTCATTATGAACAAACGTAACACTCAGATTGCGCAGAAGGTTTTTGCACTCACCCTCAAAAGCATTTGCGACGTAGAAAGCTACGCTCATAACTTTACTCGGGAGCAGAAACTCGCAGTTCTCAGGGAAATGGAAGATGCTCTTTGCATTTCTCTGAAGTTCGTTCGCGATCAGATTAAGACCCTCGGTGGGAGCCCTTTTATCTAATCCGCGAAAAATTCATCTCGTTTTATGGAACCAATATGGTTACTATAAATTTCTAACATTTTAAGGAGGATACTACTATGGACGAAA